TTACCAACGAGGGATTCCGAAAGGCTGCCGTTCTTTGGCAAACACCCGAGCGAGCATATCAAATTAAAAACCATAAAGAACTTAGAGATGATGGCGGCGCCCTCAAGCTTCCCCTTATAAGTGTTGAGCGTACTGCCATCGTTAAAGACCCAACGCGCAAGGGTGCCTATCAGGCACAAATTTATTCTAATAGTAATAATGGCCGCACGGGACGTATGGTTATCGCCCGGCAAATCGTCCCAGATAAAACACGTAATTTTGCGGTGGCAAAGTCCATGCGGATGCAGCCGGCCACCGGAGAACATCAAAAGTATTATCCCCGCAAAAATAAGAAAGTAGTAATAAGAAGCTTATCTATCCCTATCCCGGTTTATATAAATCTCGACTATAAGATAACGATTCAAACCGAATATCAGCAGCACATGAATCAACTAACAACGCCGTTTGTTTGCCGCACTGGCCAGATTAATTCGTTCCTCCTCCGGCGCAATGGCCACTTGTACGAAGCGTTTATACAGCCTGAATTTTCTCAAAATAATAATGTGGCCAATTTGGACGAAGAGATGCGGATGTTTCGAACTGATATTACTATTCAAGTTTTAGGGCACTTAGTCGGCGAAGGGGAGAATGATGATCGGCCGATTGTGAGGGTACAAGAAAATGCTGTGGAAGTCTCTTTCCCGCGGGAACAGGCGGTAGTTCCTGACGGACTGGACTTTTTCATGGATTAGTTCCTGATGTAAAAGGAGAAAATGTATTTTCCTTCCGGACTTTTGGGGTTAGGAATACTATTTACAAGTGATCACGTGGCAGTTTCCATCGCATCTTTAAATACAAGTAAGGAACCTAATATATGTCGGTAAAAACATTTAAGTTTGTCTCGCCCGGTGTTTTCATCAAAGAGATAGACAACAGTACGACTCCAAAAGACTCCGAGGCCATAGGCCCTGTCGTTGTAGGCCGGGCCAGCAGAGGACCCGGCATGCGGCCCATTAAGGTAAGGTCTTACTCGGAATTTGTTCGGTTATTCGGAGAGACAGTCTCCGGCAAGAGGGGAGGGGATATTTCTCGCGACGGAAACCTCCAATCTCCGATGTACGGAACCTATGCGGCGAAGGCATTTCTTGCTTCGAATGTGGCACCTCTTACCTATGTGCGCCTATTGGGCGAGCAAACCGCAAAAGGCCAATCCGCCGGCGGCGCCGCGGCCGCAGGGTGGGAAACAGACCTAGATCCCGGACTTGGCACAGCCGACTCCGAGGGGTATGCTTCCAATGCTGGTGGCGCTTACGGCCTTTGGGTATTCGCATCTGCGTCTAACCCCTCAGAAGCCAGCATAGGTGCCTGGCCCGCCACAGACATCCGCGCAGCTGAAGCACACACAGCGAGCTTGGCAGCTATTGTATATGCTCAAAATGGGTATGTAGCGCTGAGCGGAAACATTTATAGTGGCTGGGTGAACGACGCAGCTGACTGGACGACCGGATACCAAAAAACCTCTTCGCTGGGCGCCCTCATTGAGAGCGACACAGACGGAACATTTAACCTTTATGTGTCGACGAGCATCGGAGCGACCCTTTCCTCGGTTAACTTTAATGATAGCTCAGACAACTTCATTCGCAAGAAGCTAAATACCAACCCGCAACTTAAGGTTTCCGGAAGCTTTTATCCTTCCAGCGTACGCAAGGATTATTGGCTCGGCGAATCTTATGAGCAATCTTTACGGGACGCCGGCCTCGTTACTACCGGCAGCTTAGTGGGTATTATATATCCCATCGCTTTGTCGGGTACCCTCTCGACAGGTCCCCACAACATGCGAGGCCAAGCTTCGCGTGATGCAATCGCCGGCTGGTTTGTCGCACAAGACACAGGACCTTCGGCCAATTATTACCCACAAAATATGCCTAAACTCTTCCGCGTACATGGCCGCGGCCAGGGAGAGTGGCTACACAAGAACGTGAAGGTGTCCATCGAGAGAATTAGACAACCAAACACAACCACAACCGATTACGGAACATTCTCATTGGTCTTGAGACATCTCTATGATACAGATAACAACGTGTTGGTTCTGGAGCGTTTTGATAATCTTAATCTTGATCCTTCCTCACCCAACTTTATTGCTCGCCGAATCGGAGATAACTATACCCAATGGGATAACACCCAGAAGCGCCTTAAGACCTATGGGGAGTATCCCAGCCGGTCTTCTTACATTCGTATGGAAATGAACTCGGATGTCGAAGCCGGCGCCACTGACGCGTCGTATCTACCCTTTGGATACTTTGGGCCACCCAAGTTTGAAACCATTACGGGCATTTACAGCGAATTGAACTCAGGCTTCGGCGGAGGCTTCGATGATGATCAGTCAATTGGCTCCAATCAGTTTATCTTTATCAGGCAAGCGCAAAAAGGCGGAGCCCAGGTAAGGAGATCTGATGACTACACCCTTATGCCGAGTCCGTATGTAACCGGAGCAGGTAGCTGGGTAGATGTCGCGCTTTCTTACCCTCACACTCGTTTAAGAGTGAATGCATCCTCCGGCAAACTTACCGATCCGACAGATGCGTATTTCGGTATGATGTCCACACGCGTAACCGGAAGCACCTCGCCCGGTATCGGCTTGGCGGATCCCTCCAACTTACTATATGGCAATTTCCCGGATGATCCGGTATTAAATCCTCCCACCGGTGTAAAAGGCTACTCCTATGTATTTTCATTGGATGATGTAGTGTCTGGTTCGGGCGGCGGATTTTACTGGCAGTCAGGATCACGACTCGCAGGCAACTCGTTCACGAGTGCTTCCTGGACCGATGTTCTGGATGCTGACTATAACCGATTTACAGCACCTTTCTGGGGTGGATCCGACGGCTTTGATATTACAAAGCCCGATCCATTATATAACCGGTCAATGAACGACTCATCGACTGAAGACAACAGCTATGTCTATAACACGTGGCGCCGAGCAATTGACACCGTAGCAGATCCGGATTATATAGATTTGAATGTTCTTGCATTGCCGGGCCTCACTTTAGACTCCCTCACAACCCACGCAATTCGCACGTGCGAAAATCGTGGCGATGCGCTAGCGCTCGTAGATTTGCCAAATGTCTATATCCCCGACCATGAAACTTACTATGCCAATAAAGCTTCTCGCCGCGGCACAACACCAGTTCAAGCAGTTAACGCGTTAAAAGATCGTCGCATTGATTCAAGTTACGGAGCAACTTACTATCCATGGGTACAAACCCGCGACGAAAATAATGGCGCCAACGTGTGGATCCCACCTTCGGTCGCCGCACTGGGCGTCCTTGGCTCTTCGGAGTCCACGACATCTGCAGTGTGGTTTGCACCAGCGGGCTATAACCGGGGAACTATTTCTCGCGGCGCTGCAGGAATTCCCATCAGCAATGTAAGCGAGCAGCTTGATTCCGATGATCGCGATACCCTATATGCAGGCCGGATCAACCCAATCCCCTCATTCCCCAACAGCGGAATTGTAATATTTGGACAAAAGACACTTCAAGAGGCGCGCTCGGCGTTAGATCGTGTAAATGTGCGCCGATTGGTTATCTATCTGAAGAAGCAGATTTCCGTCCTTTCAACACAAGTATTATTTGAGCAGAATGTGCCCAATACATGGTCGCGATTTAAGGGACTTGTCACTCCTTTGTTAGATTCGACGTTAGCGGGCTACGGTATTGTGGATTATAAATTAATCTTAGATGAAAACACTACCACCCCCGATTTGATTGATCAGAACATCATGTATGCCAAGATCATGGTCAAGCCAGCACGAGCAATTGAATATATTGCAATTGACTTTGTGATTATGTCAACTGGAGCGTCCTTTGAGGATTAATAATAAGGAAATTATGAAAAATGTCAGTTAAAAGATTTAAATTTGTTTCTCCCGGTGTTTTCATCAATGAGATCGACAATAGCACAATTCCCGATTCCCCATCAGCTATTGGGCCAGTAGTAATTGGGCGTGCCCGTCGCGGCCCTGCGATGAGACCGGTCAAGATTAAATCATATGCCCAATTTGTTGAGACGTTCGGCGACACCGTCCCCGGCGTTGGAAAAGGTGATGTTTCCCGAGACGGAAACCTACAGTCACCGATGTATGGCACCTATGCGGCCAAAGCATTCCTTAACGCGAATGTTGCCCCCATTACATATATTCGCCTATTAGGCGAGCAGAGCATAGCCGGCCAAGCCGCCGGCGGAGCAGCTGCAGCAGGGTGGCAAACTGATCAAGCAGCGGGCACGGGCGCAGGAGGCCTAGGCGACCCCACCGCAGTGGGGGGAGCGTATGGACTATGGATATTTGAATCCGCGTCTGCTGCCACACAGGCTACCACTGCATCTCTGGGTGCCATTATCTATTGCCAAGATGGATATGTAGCCCTCAGCGGCTCTATCTATGGCGGTGTAGCGCTATCGGGAACGGCCGCCAGCCACGCTAGCAAAGCCGCCGATCCCCTTTGGAGTTCCTACTCTACCACTGCATCATTGGGAACCGTTATTACATCAGACTCCAATGGGCTTTTCCACCTTAAGGTCGTTACGTCTAATGATACAACTGACGCTTCGATTAATTTTGATGATTCGTCCGACAACTTCATTCGTAAGAAGCTAAATACCAACCCTCAGCTTAAAAGCTCTCAGAATTTTTACCCCTCCAGTGTAGAGAAAGATTACTGGCTGGGAGAGTCTTTTGAACAATATATTCGAGACCAGGGTTTGGCTACAAAGACAAATCTTGTAGGTGTGGTATTTCCGGTTCAATTGAGCGGTTCCGACGACACGGGCCCCGCCAACATGTCTAAGCAGGCATCCCGAGATTCTATCGCGGGGTGGTTTATTGGACAAGATCGAGGCCCGCCAGACAACTTTTATCCTCAAAACATGCCGCGCCTATTCCGCCTTGTAGGGCGAGGCCATGGCGATTGGCTACGGAGACATACCAAGGTTTCTATTTCGCGCATCGCCCAGTCTACGACCACCACCAACGAATATGGCACATTCTCGCTCCTAATCCGAGACTTATATGACACCGATAATCAGGTAGTTATCTTGGAGCGATTTGATAACCTAACTTTAGACCCCACCTCCCCGGACTTTATTGCGCGCCGAATCGGAGATCAATACCGGCAATGGGATCCCCTTAAGAAGCGTTTAAAGACATACGGAGAAAACCCCAATAGGTCTAGCTTCGTGCGTGTTGAAATGAATCCCGACGTTGAGGCCGGCGCCGCCGATCCCACACTTCTTCCATTCGGATACTTTGGCCCTCCCCAATTCCGCACAGTTTATAATATTTCAGCTAGCTCCAATGTGTCTGGACCAGACGCATCGGCGAGTTATGATGTTACGAGCATAGCTGACGCAACCCCCACAAAGAACTCCTTTCTTTGGCTTCGCAAACACCC